CCCTTGACAAACATCTACGGTCATGATATACTGGTGATCTTCGATTGTGTCTTCATAGACTAATAAGTCACCGCCTTCTAATCTTCTAATAGGTTCTTTAGCACGTAAGTCAAGAAGTACTTGACCCTCAATAAGGGTGTTACCAGTACCAAAGAATGTATTACCAAACTCTTGGTCAAACTGTAACTGCGAAGTGTTTGCAATAGTTTGTGCTTTCCACTTCTCATCTCTGCCAGGCACATCCCACCAATCCACACGGAATGGTTTATATTCATTAACCTTCTGTACTGCACCTTCCCATATCTTCTGGTAAGTGTTACCGATACCGTTTGCGGTACTTGTTATGATAACCTTTGTGTCCACACCAGATGAAATTACTGGGTATGTTGAAGTGTAGAACTCGGCCGCATTCTCTACGAATGCAAACTCGTCTAGGAACAATAGGTTAACCGACATACCACGAATAGAAGACCCAGACGTTGCTGCAGCAATGATTCGTGAGTTGTTAGAGAATTCTATAGAACCTTTGTTGAGTGCCTTACATCCCGGCTGGAGGAAGAATGGGAGATTCTCTAACATCAATGTCACACGGGATAACATCTCACGTGCAGTCGCACCTTTGTTAGCAAGTATGGCAATAGTCTTCTCTGGGTGGAATAGAGAGTACCATAGGATATAACCTACAGACGATATAGATTTACCGGACTGTCGACAAGCAAGAACGATGGAGAATCGATTATCATTGAAGTGGTTAAACATCTCCTCTTGATAATCATATAACTTAAAAGGTACCAGACCTCTATCTAGGTGCACGACCTTAACATACTTTTTACAAAAGTAAGCAGGGTTATTCATACACTTGCGATATTCGCGCAGTTGCTTTTTATCCCACTCCTCAGACACACCGTCGCGTTTGACCTGTGGGTTTCCGAGATAAGAATTTTTAGTAAAAGATGCCATAATATAAGTGTATCGTCTTATTCGACAATATCACATTCCTTTTTACCTTCCCTTCTAAATCGCTTGTTGTATCCTTTCTTGATATTAGCAGAAACTCCTGCCTTTGTCAAGTAACAATACCATTGCTTTGCATTAGTTAAAACATCAAACTCTGCGCCACTATTCATTTTAATCTTCGGATTCTTCTTCATCGTATAAAGACCTGTATAGATTTTCTTATGGGAGCATCATGTCTTGTCGCTGTTACACCATGCAGTATCTTACCTCTCTGGAATACTGACATTCCTAGATCGGGTTTGATTGCAGTGGTTAATGTTGCACCGTCCATCCTACATACAAAGTAACCACCATAGTCGTCCTGCCAATCATCATTTAGGTATATAGACGCTGATGAACTATGACCACTATCTTTGTGCCAGTTGAGACCGAACTTACTTTCTCCTTCATAGTACATTATACTATAATCAGAAGGATTTTTACTAGTACCAAATAATTCTACACATTTATTTATTATAGGGTTGACAATCTCCCCATCGCATAGTACAATGAGCCTTGTGTAACCCTCTACATCCTTTATAAGATCTTCTGGCCAATCATCATTAACTACTCTTGGGAGGTTTTCTGAAGCTTCTTTTACATAATCAAGTATCTTTTCATACACTTCTGTAGTAAATGTATTATCAGTTATTAGTAGTTCTTGATCTGCTCCTTTTCTATGTGCTACTATCTTCGTCATATTCAATTATGTCCTCATCAGCCGCGCCCAATAGCATACGCTGGAGATCTGTCGTAGACCCCACAAATAGATTATTGTTTGTAGTACCCCCACTAGACGATTCGCTAGGAGCATCTTCTTTGGTAATTTCTTTCTGCTTTTTATTCAGATCCATTAACTTATCGTTAACGTCAGAGATACCTTTGATCATACCAGAAAGAACTTCGAACGCACGAGGGTGTTCTGACTCTCGCGCAACTTCAATCATCAACTCTAAAGACTCCCGACCCTTTTCGATTAGGTCGTAGTAAGTCTCTCTTGAATATTCATAATCTGTAGTTATATTCTTAGCCTGCACATCATCGACCACGGCAGGGACATTGCTTGAATCACTCATCATGTATTACCTAATTATTTGGCAAGATTATATCAGTATTAAATCCATAGTCACCGTCTGGACTCACGTCTATAGGTGTTGGTGTAGTATTTATAGTTTCCAGAAGAGTGTCGCCTTCCGGAGTTGTGAGATTCAAATTGGTGTTTACTTCACGAATAATCGGAGAAGTGAGTTCAGGGCCATAGAAGTTAACTTTCATTTCAAAGTTCATAGTGTATATAATAGTACGTCTCTGCTCTACAGGGCCTTCAAAATCATCTTGAAAGTCTAACCCACTTAATACTATTGGAACGTCTTCTTTGATATCTGGTTGATCAGCAAAAGGTTTTACTGTGAGAGTATATTGTGGTGCGAAATATGGAATTATTTGTTCAACAACCTGTAACGCGTCGTCTTGGGACTTAGCATATATGGAAAGAGAAAACGAAATATTATATGGAACGCCAACATACATCTTACGTTGTGAGGCATTATCCGAAGATACTATACCACCGAAACCATTTACTTTAGGTAACTGGCGTACTGCATCATATGCAATAGAAGTAATTTCAAAAGACATACGTGGAAGTTTTATAGCAACTCTACGTTCTGCTTCCTCTCCATTGCTCATCTCTTCTAGACGTTCTATAAACGATCTCTTTGGAGCATATGATAAAGGAACCTTGACTTGAGACAATACCTTTCCTGCTGAGTCTGTTCTCAAAACGTGTAGATCATTAAATAGTGAACCGAATACGGCAACACAAGTACGGACACGTTTGTGGTAGAAGTGACCTCCCATCATTATGATATATCTCCGAATGGATTGTTCTCAGAAAAGTCAACGAAATCTGTAGCGAAATTATCGAACACTTTATTTTGAGAGAGTGGTTGAAGTTCGTTTATACCATCAGTTACAGATACCGGATTTAATGCTCCCCAATTACCCATAACTGGGGTATCAGTTCCCCATACTCGAAGTTCACCATCGGTGGATCCTGTGTGCGCAATCTTGAGTAGACGAGTTTCAATATTAAAGTATGTTACTTCTCCTTCAATTCGATACGCTGTATAATCCTGATAAACATTCTCGCCCGGCGAGTAGTGCTGCTCATCACCAGAAGCTGCCATCGTTAGTTCATATTGAAAAGCATGTTCTTCTTCCACCTGATCGATCGAGTCGATACCAGTATCGAAGTCCTCATCGGAGAACTCAAAAAGTTCGCATTGCATACGAAATTGTGGTAGTTGAGATAATTGGTAGAATGGCGATTCAGTTTCTACTTTTTTAACTTCAAATAGTGATTGAGATAGAGGGAGGTATATAACATCACCTTCCCTAGGACGGAATTGATTTTCCGAAAGACGATCCCCAATTAACTCGCGCCATCTACGCCGTGCTATTACGAATGTTGCTTGGTCTCTTAGTTCGATACCAAACTTAGTGAACAAGTCTCCCTCACCGTCAAATGCATCGGTGTTCTCAATATACACTTCAACTTTATATGCGTCAGAAAACTGTGACTGAATACTATCTAGAAATATTTCTTCTCTATCAACAATTTCTCTTGGTAGATAATATATATCCTGCCCATAAAATTTTATTGATTCTATCAAAATATCTTCGTAGAGATTCTGTTCTGGTCTATGCTTTTGAGTGATGTATGGATTAGTTGCCATGTCTTACCCCACGAAGAAGATCGGGCCTTCATCTTCCTCATTGCGGAATCTTTCCATCATTTTCTCTATATCCTGTATAGCATCTTCGTAAATTTGACGTGCGTTGACGGTGACTCCGCCAGGTAATGTCATCCCATCAAACTTGATTAGGTTAGTACCCCATTGACGCTTTATAATTGCGGTAGCATATTCTTTTAAGAATCTATGATTCCATAGGGAATTGTATTCCGCAACGGTAGAATCTGGATTTCTAATGGCATAGACTTCGAACAATACGTAATCATTTACTTTAAGGTTTGTTTTGGAAATATGTAGATTGATACGATTATACTGCCTATCAAATGTAATCTGAGGAATTCCGCCTAACTTCATATCTAACATAGAAAGGTTTTGTTGCATTTGTTCGTAATATGCAAGGTCACCCATAACACCAGAACTACTAGTAAAATCTGTAATAGTATGTGCCATAACCTGCCATGCATCACTAAACCATCCTGAGTGTGCATTGTTAAAGGTCATCGGAACCATTCTAACGACTGCTGAGATGTCTAAGCTGTCCGCAAAGTCCACTGACTGATTATCAATATCGGTCTGTGTTAATTGATGTTTTAGATAGTATCGCTTAGAACCGTCCGGATGAAACTCACGGAACCACTGTAACGCCTCATCGATACGGTCGTCTAGTTGTTCTTCGTCTATGTTGACTTCTACCACTGGATGCCCTAAGGCACGTAGGCAGTAATCTATTAGTTCTTCTCTATTTGTTGAGTACATGAATATAGTCCAATGTTGTTACATACTATTTATACGTTTATTTATATGAAAAAGAAATGTAAAAAAAAGGGGAAACCGAAGTCTCCCCTTTATATCTTAGTTTTACTTTAAGATTAGTTAACAATAGTACCGTTTACATCATAAACATCGATACGGTAGTGCGAAGGTGATTGACTACCTAATGAACCAGCATCTCCAGAAGAAGCAACGTGTAAGGTTGAAGCAACTTCTGTTTCGTCTATAGAGATAGTACCTGTTACAGGGTCATAAGCGATACATATCCCACCAATCAATATTGACTTGGCCCCATCGATTCCGCCAGCAATTGCTTCGGACTTAGCAGTTGCAATACTTGCAGTAGTTGAAGTAGCATCCGCCTTAGTTGCAAGACTTGCAGTAACAGTAGATGCAAAGTTCGCATCATCTCCTAGAGCAGCAGCTAGTTCGTTAAGAGTATCTAACGAAGCAGGAGCAGCATCAATTACACTAGCAACCGCAGCTGAACCAACACCATCCGCATAAGATTGCGCGGCAGCTTGAGCAGCATCTGCTTTAGTCGTTGCATCAGCACTTGCAGTAGAGATCGCAGAAGCTTGAGCAGCATTTGACTTACTAGTCGCATCAGCACTTGCAGTAGAGATCGCAGAAGCTTGAGCAGCATCTACTTTAGTCGTTGCATCAGCACTTGCAGTAGAGATTGCGGCAGCTTGAGCAGCATCTGCTTTACTAGTTGCGTCAGTCCCAGCTGCAGCTTGCGCGGCATTTACTTTACTAGTTGCATCAGCAGCAGCAGTTACTTCAGCGGCAGACTGTGCAGTGGAGATTGCACTTGTCGTACCTAAAGTATCAGTGTAACCAGAAAGATCTACACCAGCAACACCTGAATCAACATATGCTTTAGTTGCCGCATCTGTACCACTCGTTGGCGTTCCAAGATTAGAAATCTTGTTTCCGTCCATGTCAACATCAGCAGTCATCTGAATGTCAGTTGAACCTGAAGAGGTGCTAATACCAGAGACCTGATTTTGCAGTATAGCAATTGCTTGGTTGTTAATAGTTTCAGCAGAAGTCGCACGAGTTGTTTCGGCAGTTAAGTCAACTTGACTTGCCTTATCATCAAGAGCGGTAACATCTGCCTTAGTAGCAAGTGCGGCAGTAGTTGCAACGTCATCTGCCTTAGTACCAATTGAAGCAGTAACAGTTGATGCAAAGTTTGCGTCATCTCCAAGGGCAGCAGCCAACTCGTTAAGAGTATCTAGAGCAGCAGGAGCAGCATCTACAACATTAGCGACTTCAGTAGTAATTGCTGAGTTCATCTCTGTAGTAGTTGAGTATGGAGTCAAATCTGTAGAAGGAATTGCAGCGATAGCGGCAGTTCTAGCAGAAGTCTCAACAGCAATAGCAGCAGTCGTCTGTACAGTTGTTGAGTACGGAGTTAAGTCAGTTGCAGGAATTGCAGCAATAGCAGCAGTTCTAGCAGCAGTCTCAGCAGCAATAGCAGCAGTCATACCTGAAGTATCAGTGTAACCAGAAAGATCTACACCAGCAACACCTGAATCAACATATGCCTTTGTAGCAAATACTGAATCGTCTACAGTATACACTGGAGAAGTTGTTACACTAGCGTTCCAGAAATATGTTTTATTTGCCCAATAGTCTCCTACTACAAGAATACCACCAGAAAGATCTGATAATTTAGGAGTCAACGGCCAATCGCCACTGTTCAGCTGAGGATTGTCAATAGATCCAATTAAAGTTGGAGTACTTAACATATTATAAAGATAAACTTTACCTGCTCTAGAATCACTAGAACCATCACCAGTATCGCCTCTTTCAGCACTTACAAATAATGTTCCGTTAGATATTTCAACACCTCTACCATAGGAAGAGTCTTCCGAAGAACCCATACCTCTTTGTGGATTTACTATAGAAGAAATGTAGGAACCATCTGTCGCGGAGTAAATATAAATTGCGCCAGAGTGGCCACTTGGAGTTTGACCTATAGAACCTTTAGTACTTGAAGCTCCAACAACATAATAGTTATCATCCGAAGTGGTAACCAAACCAAAAACACTAGTATCAGATGTGTTTGGGTTATCTAGAGTGTGTATTAAAGAACCATCATTTACGTTAAATACAAACACTTTACCACCAGAACCAAACTGATCACCATATGCAAAAGGTGCTCCCACGAGAACCTTATTTCCATGTGATGATACACCGTCCATCTTATCTAGTAAGTATCCAGCGCCAGAAAATTTAGTATAAACTGAAGGGTTTGGATTAGCTATCTTTAGAATCTGATCACTACTAATGTCATAAACATAAACTGCTCCATTTTCAGAATCCGCTGTATGATCAGAAACAATAACTTTGTCACCGTTAATCGCTACAGACTTACCGAATTCTTTATCTGAACCAGAAAAATCAACTCTTGACTTTTCAGCAACTACTGAACCATCAGTTGTTGAATAAACAATAAGTTTTCCCTGACCAGCAAGAACATAATAATCATCGTTTAATGCTGAAGAAGCACCTAATTTAGCCCAATCTGAACCATTGTAAGGATTTGTGTCTGCAATGAAATAATCTTGATTTACAGACAGATCTTTCCAATAAACTCCATATCCCCAAGATCCTTGATTCGACTGACCTTCATAAGTTGCAAAAATTCCTGTCCCATTAGTTTGTACCGTTGTAATAGTACCTCCTTGTGGCCCACTAGGAAGAGTTTGATATGCGCTATTTACATCCCAAGTCGTTTCGGTAACATTCGCGGAAGAAATTCCAGTTCCAAAGTCTTCTGGTTGTACCGCAGTATCAGCAAGAGCACCTTGAGCGGCAGTTGCCTTAGTTGCAAGAGCAGCAGTAGTTGCAGCATCATCCGCCTTAGTCGCAAGAGCAGTAGTAGTTGCAGCATCATCAGCCTTAGAGGCAAGACTAGTAGTAACAGTAGATGCGAAGTTTGCATCGTCACCTAATGCGGCAGCTAGTTCGTTCAACGTATCCAATGCGGCAGGAGCAGCGTCTACCGTAGCAGCAACTACTTGGTCTGCATAAGACTGAGCTTCTGACTTAGCAGTTGCAATAGAAGAATCCATTTCAGCAGTAGTTGAGTATGGAGTCAAGTCAGTTGCAGGAATTGCAGCAATAGCAGCAGTCATACCTGAAGTATCAGTGTAACCAGAAAGATCTACACCAGCAACACCTGAGTCAACATATGCTTTTGTAGCAAATACAGATTGGTCTACAACATAATTCGTAGTAGTGTTTAAACTTGCGGTTACTTTAAATGATGCAAGCATATTGCCACGAACCTGATTCCTTGTAACAACTATGGCACCATCAACAAAAACGGCAGCACCAAAAAGGTTGCTTTCAAGAATTGCAGCTCCAGCATCATCTCCGCCAAAAATTACACCATCATCAAATGCAGCTTGTTGTACCTCATGAGGAATTTCTCCGATATAACTACCATCGGTGGTATTAAAAAAGTGTAATGTTCTACCGTTTATTCTGAAGTCAGACTGACCATAAGTACCAGACGAATTATCTTGACCTTCTTCATACACTACCAAAGTATCAGTATTTTGATCAAGTGAGATTTTAGCACCAAATTTAGTGTCTTTAGATCTTAATCCTGAAGGTAGATTATATGAGTTAGTAAAGGTTCCAGTATTTACATCGAATTCTTCCACCGAATGATAAGTATTGGATGTTCCATTACCGTCTCTGTTAGCAAAATAATACTTCCCGTTAACGAAAGCATTAGTCCCAGCCAAAATCCACATATAAGCATCACCTAAGCTAAACGTGGTTTCTTCGGTTGTCATTCCAGAATCAAAACGATATAATTTTGGTTCATATACTGTCGCATATTGAGAATTAGTTGACTCTACTACATAAACCTTTCCAGCGGTTGGGTCTGTAAAAATAAAGTCTCCGAAGTTTTTACCGTCTACGGGTTTTATAATCGATCTAACAAGACTACCGTTATGATCAAATACTTGGACAGCGCCCGAATTATCAGTGCTTGATGTTCGATGATAAGAATGACCAACGTATATGTAATTATCATCTACAGCCAAGCTACGGGCATCCGTATATCCACCACTTTGCCAAGACCTAGTGTCTATTGTAAAGTTAGTCTGATAAGTTGCTCCACTAGAATCTAGTGTATAGACATAAAGTTCGGAAGTCTGATTGTATGCACCAGCTTTTAAAACGACTAAAGTATTATTAGACTCACTTGGGTTTAAAGCTATTAGATTACCCCAAGTATTATGTTGGACATAGGACTCAGGATTGGGTATCCAATCTATTATATCTCCAGAATCGTTATATACAATCACCAAACCTTCAAAAGATCCCTTTGTGTGAGAAGTATTTCCCCAATTAGAGGCGTTATTACTTGGAGCCAAAGCATTCTTGAAAGCGGATACAGCAAATGATCCATTATGAACGGACTTGTTATTATTTGCTGGGAGATTTGGTAATACAGCACCAGCATCAATTACCGATTGGAAGTCAGCATTGTTAAAGTCATGTGCAGACATGCTTGGGACAGTCCAGTCGTAAGCAGTAGTTGTACTAGACACTAATCCAGTCGATAAATCAGCAGGTTGCAATGCCGTATCAGCGAGAGCACCTTGAGCGGTAGTTGCAACGGCACTAGAATCTGCCTTAGTAGCAAGAGCAGTAGTGTTAGTAGCAATATCAGCAACCGCAGCATCAAGAGCAGTAGAATCTGCCTTAGCGGCAAGACTAGTAGTAACAGTAGATGCGAAGTTTGCATCGTCACCTAGAGCAGCAGCCAACTCGTTAAGAGTGTCTAGTGCGGCAGGAGCAGCATCTACAGTTGCAGCGACTTCAGCAGTAATTGCAGTATTCATTTCCGCAGTAGTTGAGTAAGGAGTCAAGTCAGTTGCAGGAATTGCAGCAATAGCGGCAGTTCTAGCAGCAGTCTCAGCAGCAATAGCAGCAGTCATACCTGAAGTATCAGTGTAACCAGAAAGATCTACACCAGCAACACCTGAGTCAACATATGCCTTCGTAGCAAACAATGAATCGTCTACTCCAAAAGAACTGCTTGATGATGTTGTTGGGACTATAGCACGTATTGCGCTATCATCAACGTTAAGAATAGTTGATCCTGAAAGAGCAGTAAAAATTGGACGACCAGTAATGCCGATAGCTTTTACTAAGTTTCCGTTTGTGACATCAAATACGAAAAGTTTACCAGTAGCGCCTCCGGCGAATTCGTTTGCCATAGCGAAACCGTAATTACCATCAATGGCTATAGTACCATTAAATCTTTGACTACCGCCTCCTTTTAGGCCTAACTTCTTCAGCGTAGTTGGTTCGGGATTCTCAAATGTGGATACATAAGAGTAATCTGACACATTAAACACATCTATTGCTCCAGGCGCGTCATTTAGGGGCCCGCCATTCTGAGCAAATCTGACTACTAACAAATACTGATCGTTTGCAATCAAGTTTTCGCCAAAGTACTCATCCTGAGTATATGCAGATGGAGATGTTAAGTTTTCAAGAACTATAGAAAAAGTTGTCAGATCAACTACACTAACTCTACCTCTATTTTGATCATAGTGTTTGTGACCACAGAATAGTTTGTCTCCGGAAATTGTAAAGTTTCCACCTATATACTCTCGATTCAAACTATTTAACAAAGTACCATCGATATTATACAAATGTATGTAATCAGGCAAATCGAATCCAGAACCGACAACAATCTTATCTTCTCCATAGAATTCTATGTCTGCTTGATAAGAACCATGATCAGCTGGAACGAAAGAGTAAAGTAAAGAACTATCTGTTAATGAGTGAATTTTAAGTCCTCCAGAAGCACTATCGCCTGGATTTAACACAGCAATTTTATCACTACTCATTGTTATTGCGGAAAGTTCATCGACACTAATTGAAAATTGCATATTAGTGGGATCAGACATAGGATAAACTTCCACACTTCCGGATACGTGAAAGGCGAAGTGAGTATCATTCGCAAAAAAGTCCGCTTCTCGTTCAGCTGACCGGTTCAAAATTATCCCATCGCTTATTACGTCCTGAGACCAATCAGAAACACTAGTATTAATTGTTGTAATACCAGTTCCAAAGTCTTCTGGTTGTACCGCAGTATCAGCAAGAGCACCTTGAGCAGTGGTTGCCTTACTAGCAAGAGCAGCAGTAGTTGCAGCATCATCAGCTTTAGTCGCAAGAGCAGTAGTAGTTGCAGCATCATCAGCCTTAGAGGCAAGACTAGTAGTAACAGTAGATGCGAAGTTTGCATCGTCACCTAGAGCAGCAGCCAACTCGTTAAGTGTGTTTAATGAATCTGGCGCGGTATCAATTACATTTGCAACGGCAGTATTTACAGCAGTATCAATATCAGATTGAGTTAAAAGATCTGAAGTATTCGCTAATTCTACCCAATTACCAGCATGAGCAAAGTAACCTTTACCTGTCGCATGAACATGAGCAAACATACCATGATAAGTAGTTGCGCTTGGTAAGTCCGCTAATGTTGAGTACATGTTGCCGAATAATACCTTATTTCCACTCATATCTAGGTCAGAACCAGTAACGTCTACGCCAGCAATTGCAGTATTCATTTCAGCAGTAGTTGCATATGCAGATAAGTCCACACCAGCGACAGCACTATCAATCACTGTTTGATCAACATTTAAAGTTGTAGTTGATCGTAATTCAGCACTAAACGATACTTGTTGCCATCGTGGGTTGGCGTTGTAAATTTCATCGAATACTATAAGACCAGAATTTGTCATAATAGACACATTGAAAGAGTTACTCTCAAACCATTCTATTTGATTCCAATTAGCTTGATCTGTACCTTCTTGGTTCTGATTTATAATATATCCATCACTCATTGCCTGGGATGGATTAGAAGATCCTATAAGATTTCCAGTCGAAGTATCATAAAAATGAATTGATCGTCCAATCAATCGGAAGCTATCTGTCCCCCATTCTCCAGTATTATAACTACCCTGTTCGACCACAGATAAAGTTCCAGAAACTTTATCAATATGCATACTCTGACCCCAGTTGGTGTTTGAAGTTCTAGGGATAGGCAATAATGTTTTATCTAAGACTCCTGTGGTTATATTAATTTTCCACACAGCATTCCATATTCCTGTGGGATAATTAGTACCGTTTTGACTATTATTAACTACATAAAGGTGACCATCATAAACTTGCGCCATATTAGGGCCGTAATGAATTGTTGCTTCTGTATCACCACCATAAGGAAAATCATGAGTATAAAGTAAAGAAGATCCATCTGAATTATAAACTTTCATATATGGATTATAATTACGATCTGTATAATTGCTAGCAGATGAAGCGACAACTATGAGCATATCATTATCAAACCGTACCTGAGCGCCAAAATTGTCCTTAGCGCTACCGGCAGTATTTGTTCTAATTAAATTTCCAGAAAAATCATAAACTGAGAATCCACCAGAGTCATGACCATTAGAACTGTCCAAGGGAGCTCCCAAAAAGAGATGTTGATTACTCATGCAAACAGCTCCGTCTACACCGACACCTGACTGTCCTAACCAATGTTGACTGGTTTTTGTAGCGCCCGTTGAATCTAAATCATAAAACGCCACTTTTGTATTTCCAGTGCCTTGATAGTTTGTCATACCCGCAGTGATAATGACCATTTTTGACCCATCTGGACTCACTTCTGATGATTTGATGTCTGTGGCGATACCGTATCCGCCAGGAATTTCGGTAAGCGAAGTATCACTCCAAACTACATCAACCATATTACCGTCTGAATCAAAAATTAATACAGCGCCAGTCTGATAGATGCCATCTGGATTTCCGAGATTATTTGTACTTTCTACACTGGGCGTATCAAAACTACCATAGTACTTAGAGACGGCACCATTTGTGAATTGCCAGCTGGCAAACCGCGAAAGAGTCAGGGTACTAAATGTACCAGTAGTTGATGTTTGACATTGTTGTGTCGGTGTAGAAATCTGAAATCCATTTCCGGCCGATTCGGGATAATCATTATGATTTTGAAGTAATTCGTTCCAAGCAGGAAGCATTTTATTGGACACCGATTCGTAAGTTTGAGTCGCCCAACTATAATTATTAACAGTGGTTTCTGTGAAACCAGTTCCTTTATCCATAACTGCTAATGTACCGAGATCTCCAGGCTGTACCGCAGTATCAGCGAGTGCGCCTTGATTAAAAGAGGCCACACCATTTGTGATTTGTGCAGTAACCGCATCCAAGTCTGCTTGTTGTGCGGCAGTATCAGCAAGAGCACCTTGAGCAGCAGTTGCTACGCCACTTGCAAGAGTTTGTTGAATCTGCGTAATTGCAGTTGAATTATTGGTGATTAAAGTTGAAATGTCACCGTCTTCACTTTGGAATAAAGCGACAATCTCTTGGAGTGTATCCAAGTGTTCCGGAGAAGTGCCAAGGATTGTATCTACCTGTGCCTGAAGTGCTGCGAGGTCAGTCGCGACTGCTTCGTTCACAGCATCAGTGATTGCTGGCAGTAAAAGTTTTCCTTCTTCGGTAATGACTATTTGGCCGCCGACTACTACTTCACCAACGATGTCGACACCATTTTGTATTCTAAATTTCTTGTTATTTGTAGAACTCATTTTATTTAATACCTTTTAAAATGTTTGAGAGATGGGGGTGGACAGAAGCCACCCCCGAATTATTACAATTATGCGTCGATATACGAAGCGGATACTGATACTACTGCACCAGCAATAGATGCGGTATATGTTAATTCAACACTTGAACCATTTACCTGAACGTCGGTATCACCAAGTATATTATTACCTGTGAATATAATACCGTACTCAGTTATATATGCTTCTGTTCCGTCATGGATAACTAGACATTCGCGAGTCTCGAATTCACCGTTGTTTTCTACAGTGACTACGTACTTAGCAGAACGAGTCATAGTCTTGTTGAATGCAGAAACTACTGTAGCAGAAGTTCCGACAACAACATCGTTACCCTGTTCGAAGACTTTGATGTTATCAGCAAGAGTTTCAATACCGACCGACTTAGGATCTAGTACACCAACCGAGTTGGTAGACTGAGCGATTATTACTGCCTGTGTACCGACCGGAAGTGCAGCCATGAATGTAATTTGTTGAGAAACAGCATCAATCGAATAGTGAACCGATGGATCCTGAATAACACCACCAACAAATACCATTGCGTTAGCTTCTTGAGTGTAGAAGTCTATAGCGAAAGTAGACTGTGCACCGTCACCAGAAATCACTTGACGTTTTGCGTCATTAAATGCTAATTCTTTAGGATCTACAAGTTCAATACCTGACCCATCTGTCTTAACACGAGCAACAAAACCTTCTTTACCAGCAATTGTTGAATCAGTGACATCGGATAGTTCAGTAAATGCTTTAGAAGTATCTAATGAGAACACACCGTCTGTCTCAGATACCTTTCCTTCGCCAGCAACGTCAACTACAGATACCGCAGCGTGTACGCGTTCTGGAGTGAAGTATTTGTTAGAACTGTCTTCCGAAAGATCAGCAGTAGAGAATTGAGAGATATGTTGAGCAGCAAGATCTGAAACTAATTGTCCCTTGTTTACAGCATCAGCATCAGCAGTACCATTAGCAAGACCAGAAACTTTGTTTCCACCCATTGCTAGGTCGCCTGTCATAGAATCTCCAGACTTCTGAACACGTCCGTCGATTTGAGTCTGTAGACCAGTATCAGCCGCAGCGAACTCGCCACGTACCGCAGTATCACCAGCGATTCGATCACTAATTTCTTGTGCAAGACCAGAAGTGTTAGTTGCGATGTCAGTTTGGTTCTGAGTGATCAGACCAGTTAGAGTACCATCAGCATTTTGGAATGCAGAAACGATCTCAGTCAATGAATCAAGAGCAGCACTATCAGTGTTTGAAGTGATGAAGTCGATTTGACCTTGTAGAGAACCTTCAACACCCTGTGCGCGAGATGATTCAGTGACGATTGACTGTGCGTTAGTGTTGATTAAGACACCGTTAGCAACTTCAGCCGCAGTAGCGCGAGAAACTTCTGTTGCCAGGTTAGATGTTAATACACCTTCGACAGCAATAGCACGAGCAATTTCAGAATCTATCTGTGATTGCAAGTTAACATCACCAGCGACTCGATCGTCATCAGCAGATTTGATTGCAGTATCTAACTTCTTGTCTGCATCGGTTAGAGACGTAGATAGATCAATAAAGTTAGTGTTTTCTGGAGCAGAGTATGTTCCATCAGCGTTTACTCCAGCAGCAAGTTGAGTTGCAGACATCTCTGATTCAAGTACTGTAGCACGTGTGTCTAGTGCGTTATCGGCAACTTGACGTGCAGTTGACTCTGTAGAGATCTTACTGTCTAAGACGACATCAGCATTATCACGTAGAGTTGCTTCACCAGCAACGATACCGTCTGCGTAAATCTTAGCAGCAGCTTCAGCATCATCTGCTTCTGATTCTGCATAAGACTGTGCAGATGCAAGAACAGCTGCGTCACGTGCAGTATAGTCTGCTTGATCAGTAACACGATCTGCTGCGAGATCAGAACGGATTAGTGCGTCAGCAGCAGTACGTAATAAGATTTCTGAAGCAAGTGCGTCACTATCAGCATCAGCGTTAGCTTCAGCAGTAGTCATACGACCTTCGATTGAATCTACTTCACCGTGAATCTCATTGATTGCACCAGTGATGATTTGAGAAGTAGTATCGAAAACACCAGTACCTAACTTAGTTTCTAAGTTATCGATGTCACTCTCGTTAACTGTTAGACGACCACCTTGTAGTGTCTGTTCAGTTTCTAGAGCAGTTGCTCGTGACTCAACAGCAGTTGCACGTCCTTCGACAGCATCCATTTCACTTTCTAGAGTAGATACCTTAACAGCTTCTGCGTCTAGTTCAGTGTGGATCTCGTTGATTGCAGCAGTAACATCAGTTGCTACAGTAGCAAGTACTGTAGTACCCATCTGAGTTTGTAGAGTGTCAACATGACCTTCTTCTGTAGATACACGTGATTCTAGAGATGTTGCACGACCTTCTACTGCGTCCATTTCAGACTGTAGAGTATCAACATTTGCTTCTTCTGTAGTAACACGAGCAGCAAGAGCAACAGCGGATGCAACAGCTGCATCCATTTCTGTATGCAATTCATTGATTGCTCCAGATACGTTAGTTTCCGCAGTATCGAGAGTAGCAGAACCTTGCTTGGTTTCTAAGTCAGTTGCGCGAGTTTCTAGAGAAGTTGCACGTCCTTCGACAGCAGTTGCACGGCCTTCGACAGCAGTTGCACGAGATTCTAAGTCAGTTGCACGTACTTCAACAGCGTCCATCTCTGTTTGTAGAGTATCGACGTGACCAGCTTCAATATCTAGTTCTGCGTGAATCTCATTGATTGCGGCAGATAGGTCAGTTGCAGTAGTTTCTAGAGTAGAAGAACCTTGCTTAGTTTCTAGTGAACTGATGCTTGCTTCATTAACATTCAAACGACCATTCTGAGTAACTTGTTCACTTTCTAGAGCAGTTGCACGTGACTCAACACCAGTAGATCTAGCTTCAACATCAGTTGCGCGAGTTTCTAGAGAAGTTGCACGTCCTTCGACATTAGTCAGTCGACCAGAGTTAGCAGTAATGATACCTTGAATATCTGAGTCAGCATCTTCAAACGCAGCAACGATTTCTTGTAGAGTGTCTAGAGTTTCTGGAGAAGTACCAATGATTGCATCGACACGACCAGTTACACTATCCACATCAGTACGTAGACCAGCTTCAACACCAGACGCACGATTTACTTCAGCAGTAATCTGTGCTTGGTTGTCTGCGTGGTCACTAGCTTGTAGGTTTGTTAATGCAAGAATGTCTGCATCGTTAGTGATAACTTGTGATTGAACACTATCCACATCAGTACGTAGACCAGCTTCGATTCCTTCTGCACGTGATTTCTCAGTAGCAATAGCGGAAGCGTTAACAACTTCTGCGGCAGTAGCGCGAGCAACTTCAGCAGTAATTTGTGATTGGTTGTCTGCATGGTCAGATGCTTGTAGAGTTTCTAGAGCAAGAATGTCTGCATCGTTTGCAGTAATTTGTGCTTGTTGTAAATCTACATCAGAACGTAGACCAGCTTCAATACCAGATGCACGAGTAACTTCAGCAGCGATTGCAGTTGAGTTAACAACTTCAGCAGCAGTTGCACGAGTAACTTCAGCAGTAATTTGTGATTGGTTATCATCGTGGTCACTTGACTGTAGAGTTGCAAGAGCAGAAATATCAGAATCGTTAGAAGTGATCTGTCCTTGTAAAGAATCGACAGAAGTCTGTAGACCAGCTTCAACACCAGACGCACGATTTACTTCAGCAGTAATCTGTGCTTGGTTGTCGGCATGATCAGATGCTTGAAGTGTTTCTGCACTATCGATACGTGATCCTAAAGCAGATTCTGCAGCTAGAGCACGAGTATTTTCAGAAACTATTGAACCGGCATTTGCAGTAATGTTTACAGTATTAGTGTTAACGTCTGTACGTAGTCCAGCTTCAACAGCTTCAGCACGTTGACGTTCAGTGACAACAGCTGCAGCATTAGTTGATTCTGCACCTTGTGCACGTGTAACTTCAGCAGTAACTTGAGTTTGGATATTAGAATCAGCAAGAATTCGAGCAGCTTCTTCAGCGTCGATTTGACCTTGTAGACTTGAATCGCCAGATGCACGAGCAACTTCTTCTGCACGTAGATCAATTTCATTCTGTGCAGCAAGAGCTTCGACAGAGTCCATATCACCTTCTAGTACAGTAGTACGTAGAGATAGTGCGTCATCAGCAGCCAAACGAGTCGCTGCTTCAGCAGAAACCTGTGAGTCCGTGTATGCATATGATTCTGACTTTGCAGTTGCGATACGAGAAGTAATAGTGTTACCGACAGAACCGTCTACAGATGCGTCACCGATAAGTGCAGTATCTTTTGCGTCAGCATGTGCCTTAGCAACTGCTTCATGTGAGTCTGCTTCTTGATCAGTGTAAGACTTAGCAGCAGCAAGAGTAGCTGCATCATTAGAGATACGAGCAGTTTCTTCTGTGTCAATCTGTGACTGTAAACCAGCATCAGCAGTTGAACGAGTTGACGCTTCACTATTGATATTAGTTTGTAGAACACCTTCAGCACTTGTTGCTCGAGAAGTCTCACTAGAGATTGCAGTAGTGTTAGATGCAACTAGAGCAGACATATCAGAGTCAGCACCTTCGAATGCACTAACAATTTCCGTTAGTGAGTCAAGAGCAGCTGGATCAGTATTAGTAGTAATAAAGTCAATTTGTGTCTGTAATGCAGAATCTCCTGCGATACGAGCAGCAGTTTCATTAGAATCCGCAGTTGTTAGATCAGCAAGCTCTGCATCGTTTGAAGTGATCTGTGACTGTAAGCTAGACTCGACAGTTTCCGAACGTGTCTTCTCGACTAATACTTTAGAAGAGGCATCAGCAGAAGAGAAAGTTTGAGCAGATATTCTAGAAGTTGTAATACGATCAGTTACAGTATTGTTGGTGGTTCCATCTACAGTAGCATCACCAAGCTTTAATGCGTCTTGTGTGTCTGCGTGTGCCTGAGCAGCATTCTGTGCAGCAACAATGTCAGCGCCTAACTCAGTACGAACCTGAGTATCAGCAATAGCGCGAGCAGTGATTTCGTCTTGTAGATTTTGAGCGTTTGCAAGTTCTGAACCAGTAGCACGAGCAATTTCGTCAGCAACATCTTGTGTAAGAACTGCTTCTGCAGCACTAGCACGAGCAACTTCAGTAGTAACTTGTGACTGTAGAGAAACCGAAGTTTGTTCTTCAGTAGTAACACGAGCAGCAAGAGCAGTATCAGCAGAGATACGTGCAATCTCTTCTGCACTTAGGAGAGAAGTGTTCGCAAGTTCTGCCGCTGTAGCACGAGCAGTTTCAACAGCAATTGCAGTTGCATTTTCAGTCTCTTTACCAGTTGCACGTGCAGTTTCCGCAGTAATTGCAGAAGAATTAGCAATGATAGAACCAGATAATACATCATCCGCACCTTCAAATGCAGCAATGACTTCTACGAAAGAATCGATTGCGCTTTGATCAGTATTGCTTAGAATGTCATCAATTCGGCCAGAGAGCGCAGTATCAGCTGACTGAGATGCTACTTCAATTGAATCTTCACGTAGTGTTGCACGGGTTGCTTCAGCAGTAATGTTAGATTGTAGAGTAACATCTGCTTGAGCGCGTGTAGATGCTTCTGCGTCGATGTTAGATTGTAGTAAAGTCTCAGCCGCTGAAGCACGGTTAGTTTCTACTAATACAGATGCAGCGATATCGCCTGCAACAGCTGTTTTAGCACGTTGATCAGTGAAATATAGGTTAGTTCCTTCTGATAAATCAGTTGTTGAGAATGATGCAAAGAATGCGTCTGCACCAATTTTCTTTAATGAGTCAGAATTGACATCATAAAGAAGGGTGAAACAGTCCGCTGGATTAATCATGCCTGTAAGGGTGGTTTGTCCCTGTACTGCACTTTCATCAAGCTTGGTATTTAGTACTGCTTTATCCGCTAATGCAGCGGATTTAATCTGCCTAAAAGCCATTAGGTATCTCCTAGATTATAGTTAAGGGTTTTGGTTGGTTATTATATGATAAAACGTTTAATAATATATTAACGAAATTTAATATAGATGTCCGTTCCTTTTGGAGGAATCTCAAAAAATTGTATAGTGTTGTCGATAGTCTCATAGATTTCTTCAGGATGCTGAAGAACGTCGTTAACCCAAACATCGATTAAATCATCGCGAGTTGGGATTCCATTCAGAGTGAATATTGCAGTGTCTCCTTCGGCAGTAATAGATTGTGCTTCTGGAATAATTGTTCGTCCACTTGTTGAGGATGAGGTACCCTCAATCAACTCAAATAATTGAGTCTCTTGTCCGGGCTCAGTATTAACTTGTTCTTCCTTAGATTTAGCTAGGTTGAACAAACTTTCTGCTAATACTCGATTTATAGATTTATTATTGATGTTAATCATATTGATGTATTACTATGTGATAGTTAATATACCAATCTATTTATACCAAAATAAATCTTTGCTTACGGGATAATTTAAAAATTCATAGAAATTTAATAATGAATAAAATACTTTGCCAATTAAGATAATAAAGCTTTTATTTCTGCAATGTCGCTATCTAAAGAATCGAGTCTAGACTCTAACTGATCTATCGTAGTTTGTGTGGTGATGTTCTCACCATTTAGTGTGTAGGAACCAAGAAGTTGGACTCCTGTTTGATCCAGTATAAACCTATCATCATTAAGGTATTGCATCTTAAACTTAGCATCATTGAATCCCATATGTTTTAATATGGTATCTACGCTATTGTGATAGAATCTGGTTTCTTCGTCTGTACCTACTGTAAATGCAAAGTGATCATCTACGATAAGGTCGTTACCAAGAGAAACAC